TTTTTTTGGGTAAATTAGAAGCTATACCCATAACGCTCTTTAAAACAAGTCTCCTCCTCCCAGTATATCTGTAAAGTCCATTGGGAGGACTGTCGTATCCTGATAGGACTTATCTACTACATTTTTTTCAACCAATGTAGAATATGAAGGAAAACCTGAGACTAATTCTTCCGGTGTCAATCCCACTTGACGTATTTTCTTAATATCATCAGGGGTCATTCGTGCCATCATACGATCGGGCAAATTCTCTATATCTCCTATTGACATCAATAGCTCTGAGTACAGAATTTTTAACCTATTATATGCGTCCATATTGGACGCATATGTACCATAGGCATGACCTATTACCGATAACATTGTATCTATTACATCTCGGAACCGTGGAATACGACCCCATATTGCTCGGATCAAAAACTCCCTTGATTCGCGGAAAGGGAGAAAGATAGCCTGACCCGGGCCTGTGTTTGGATTTATTATAAACTGATGTTTTAAAAAAGTAGCACCAGGAGTGACTATCCAACCATCTTTTACCTTCGAACAAAAAGGTATACCATCTTTTATATCTCGTATTCTAACATTAAAATACTTGTACATGAACGCAGCAAAAGCATGAACAGAAAGGTAAACTGAAGCAAGACCTAGTCCTTTACGATACAAAAAGTCATCACCATAAACAATAATAGCAACTATTTCTAAAAATTCTAACTCTAGAGCTTCTCGGTCTTGCTCTGGAGCATTGTGTATCTGAAAAACAGAAAAAAGACAAAAGTACATAAGCATTACAAAGGAATCCATATGAGAAGTATTATAAGCACCAGAGGGTACCCCATCTCGTATTGTAACCCATATATCTGCAAAGATTTTAGTAACTCTATGCAGCATATTACGAAGCAAAAACTTACAAACCTTTTCAAAAATAGGAAAATCGGTCATATTCGGATCTAAATGAACAAGCATAGTAGACCAATACAGATTAATGAAGGTCTCAAAAACAGATTGATCAAATAATTTACCATCTCCTTCCCCTAGATCAGGGGAAAAACAATTCTGCAAATTAACTTTCAGACACTTCGCCAAAAAATCCGCACCAGCCTTTGCCCACGGTCGTCCTATCTGTATGCTCCAACCTCTTTCTTTTAAATGTCGTATTCTTGAGACTAACTTCTCTAAAAGAATATAAATGCTACTGGGAATACTAAAAATACGAAGTTTTTCTTGCCACTGTTTCATTTGCTCTGGAGAAAACTGCTTTTCAAAAGAAGTAGAA